AATTTATCCTGAATAATTCGTATTTCGCGCAAAATCCGATCGATAAGTATATTGCAATGATCGTCGGGCACAACTGGCGTAGAAATATCTAACGGATGCGGGGGCTTGATTTTATAAAGATAAAATATGTATAATAATCCAATTAGTAACTGTTCGGTGTAATAGTCTTTGCACTTTATAAACAGCGCACTGCTATTCGCAAGAGATGTATTCTTATCTGGATGACACTTCAAAACAATAAGTCTGTAACATTTTTTAATATATTTCTTGACAATTGCATCTTCGTCCGTTTTAGGAACGGCATCAGATGCATTTTCCTCTGATGCAAATGGATCCTGGTCGGCTGGGGGGTTGTCATCAGCAGAAGGTGGAGGAGGCGCCCCCGCGGAGAAGAAATCATCATCATCATCATTCGGCGCATTGCCGCTCATTGGTTGACGTTTCGGGGCTTTATTAATGGGAACTTGTTTGGCTATAAACGAAAAAAAATCGTCTGCGTTCATAAAATCATTGAATTTTTCATCAGGCTTGTATTTATTTCCTTGATAAGAATAATTATCTAATACGGTTTCATAATGATCCATTATTTGAAATATTTTGTAAAATATATTTATTGAATTATTTTCCATATAAGACCTATACCATACTGGCACACATTTTTATACCTTTTTTACATTTCAAACGCAGACTATATTTAAGTATAAAATGTATAAATAATACTATCTATTATAAATTTTATATCCTGTTAACATTTTTTGATAATAAAACCTAACGCTATTTTCTGGCGTTCTTATTCTTTCCCAATGTTCAGGAGATAACCGTTGAACATATAAATATAACTTTTTTTTACCCATATCTCCGCACCATATATCTAAATCTCGTTTGCTTCGTAAATTTTCAATTCCCACGATAAACTGAATTGCTGATTGTATATTATCCATTTTAATTAGTTCTCCTTTTGCTTTGGTTTGATGCTATAAATGTATGCCTATAACTAAAATCAATTTTTTAAATTCTGTTTAACAAACGCGTTACGATTTTCAACAATTAAAAATAATCGGCGTTTGAAATATAAAAAGGGCGTAAAATTAGATAAATTTGACTCGCAACTTGGATTTCTAATTATAGGTATAAACTGACTATAACCGTAAATAATGTTCTTGCTGTTGTAGCGTTCGGATAAATCCTCTATTTATGCATGTATCAAGACGTTTTGCTTTCAATATGGCATGTGCTTCTTGAAATGTTTTGTTATGTTTTTTCATAATGTAATATAAAACAACCGCACACGACCGTGACCTTCCAGCTAAACAATGAACCAATGTTTTTTTGCCACTTTCTAATAATGCAAATGCTCGCTCGGCGTACGGCAGCACATCAACATAATCCATATCGTCAAAAAATATGTGAATAGAATTGATATGATTCATTGACGACGGCGGTTTGACCAAACTGATAATTTGGTCCAGTCCTACAATAAAATTATGGTCACCAAATGAAAAAATATTACCTACATATACGTTATCAATAATGTGATTATAATTATCCCCAAAATTATCCATTTTAATAATATATATTATAACAAATCTATATATTATTTGCAATCTAATCCCAATTATCGGGACGTTGTTTCTTTCCACCGTCGTATGATACTGCAAAGTTCTCCGTAATCATCCATTGATTTACGTGCACATCGCCGACGTAGACATCGGCTAATATGCGTCCGTATTTTTCATTGGCAACATTGCGCAATTCCACAATTTTTCCATACAACAGTTCGTGCAATGCGGCTCTCGCATGCTTTGCCAAATCCCGTTCGGCAACACTTTTACCTTTTACTTCGGGCGTATCTATACCATTTAATCTAACTGAAAATCGGTAAATCGGTCCTTCCGTGTTTGGCAATTTCGCAGCAATTGTAATCGTATCGCCGTCATAAATTTTTACCACCTTTCCATACTTGATGGGAAATGTAAAAACCGTTGTATCTTTATATTCGATTCCATTCAAATATTCCAAATCCATATTGTGATATAATGTATTGGTGGAAATATTTCTTGGCGCATTATGCGTATATGAACAACATTGTAACGCTCCCATTTTGATATACATGTTTGAACTGTATATCAACAATCAATTTTGCAATGCATTTGACAACTTACACATTCACAACTATTTTTTTAGTCTTTGATTGACCGTGCTTATATTTCTTTACCGATTTATTGGCTAAAATAAAGGCGGGCTTTCTATGATTGCAACCTTCTTCTAAAATAGCATAATCAACTGCCGCAGATTTACCACCAGTAATTGAACTCGCCAATCGGGCTAGTCCCCACGAATGTGCAGTTTGGTTTGGTCTAGATCCAGACGAAAAATACGCACCCATACCCTTTTCAACAATTCGGTTTAATGCATTCACTGAACAACCTGTTTTACGAGATAGATTTTTACTCGGCATTACATTTTCTACATCATACATTTTGCGAGCAGTTGCAACGTGATTTGAAGGTTTGCTCTTAAACGATGGCAATTTCGATCGCGTGTAATATTTACCAGTTTTATACATTATTTTTGATTTATTCAACATGTTAGATTGTTTTTCCTTATCTTTCCGTGTTAACCGAAACGGCAAATACCGAATCGGAATTTTTATTTTCTTCATTCTTAAATTATGCATAGACAAATTTACATAACACATAAAAAATATATTTTCTATGTTATCAAATCAATCAATTTGCCAATCTAAAACATACCACGCACCTTTTTAAACATTTCGTGCAATTCAATGCAACTCAATCTTAAATAATCGGATACGTGTTGCGTGCTGGACGGCATTGCAAACGCAATTCGCAACGTGCTATCATCATTGTGTGGATGGAATTTCTTAAATCCACAAAAGGCAAGGGATTTATCTCCCAAATAATATTTAGTATATAACACATATTCCAACGACTTGCCAATCGTATAATCTTCGTTTTCTAATACAATGTCAAAGCAATTTTCCATAGCAGTTTCGCTGTTTATAATCGGAATGGTCTTTGCATCAATCGTATTCACGATTTCCGCCAATTTATTCTGCAAAACCGCACACGCCTTCTTTACAATGTCCTGGTTTTCATATACACCAAGAGTTTGAAGTACAAAATCAAAGCTGTCCTCTACGTAGTGACGCTGTGCATCCAATATCATAAAGTTCTTCTTTTGAAAGGCAATCTCATCAGCAGTCAATTGTTCCGAACGCAATTTGTTTTCCCGTTCTTCCCATACGCTTTTCGCACGAACTACGTCAGGAGTATTTCCATACGAACACTTGGAGACCACATTAAACATGCCATTCTCCTTCGCAGTATGTATAGAGAACTCGGCGTGCAATTTAATTCGTTCGCCAGGAATGCTTGCACCAATCTTTGGTCTAATCCTAGCGAAATCAATGAACATATTTGTTTTTGGGCAAGGTGGGAATAGTTTGCGCGTTTCTTCTTCGGTTATGTAATTTCCATTTGCTTTATTTTTTACTTTGAAGTGTTCGGTAGTAACAATAATCATTGCATCTGTTTCGTTTTGAATATCTAGTTCTAAAACATAATTGCCCGGCAAAGTGTCTAGTTCCGCGCTATGGATGGGAATGCAACTCAGACGCTGTTTGAGGATTTCGTTATGCAAACGGGTAGTGTTAATCGGTATGCTACATTGTCCGTCAACGCTAGTATCGGTATAACACACGACGGTGGGAATATCAGACAATATGGTTCTGCGGATTGCATTGGCTAAACTTACATTAATTCCGCTTAATGTAAACTTATAGACGTCGCCATCCTCCGATATGTTAGATAATGTTGGGTTCATTGGTATAAAATATAGACCTATAATTTTATATCATTCTATTCAACTATATCAAATTCAATTTTCTAGAAACGCATCATCTTCTAAAATGTATCTATTAATAAATTCGGTTCGTTCGGCCGTGGTTAATAGCCCCCAAATAATCCTAGACCGTCGTGCGTATGCGCGAGGACCCACGCCAAACCGATTGTGCAATTCCAATGTTTGAATGTATGCGTCCGTTTTGTTCTTCAATGCAGCGTGTCTTCGTAGTATTTTGATATATTTTGGAGAAATATCATCGACGTATGCCGCGCCAGTACCATTGCAATATTGGGCTAAATCCGTAAAGAGAATGCTGCTATTATACATTGTATAATAAATGTTCTCTACCAGCGAGTAATCAACGCGAAAACTCCGAATATCCATTAGCAGTTGTTTTGGCTGCAACTCGTATGTATATGGTATTATACAACGATGTACTACGTAGTACGGCAAATATCGCATAACATTATTTTCCATTACACAATATGATATATTATTACTATCATATTGTTTTGCGAATGTATTAGAATATTCCCAGCATCATCATAGCGAGTACCAAAAATAACATAATAAATGGCAGCAACACCAATAACCAAGCAAACGCAGTAGCGCCGCCGCGGCAAATAATGTTCAGCAACCAAGTCCAGAACAACACGTATATCAACTTAATGGCAAAAATCATACTAGTGTTGGACACGTCGCAGCTATAAGATCCTAAACAGTATATTGTTGTATTGCCAATATTTTGCATAAACATTACCACCAATGCAATGCTAGAAATAACCAAGTACACATATGCGGGGGTGCATAAATTTCTTAATCCTACAAAAGACATAATATAATAGTCTATACAATTATATTATATTATATTTTACGCTTAGACAAGTGGAGGAGAATGCATATTGGGCGCATTTGCAATCGGTTGCACATTAATTGCAGATTCCGCGGAGAAGAATGAGCCCAACTGGGTTAACGCACTGCCGCCAGACATTTTGCGATGCTTCTTGCCATTGTGTCCGCGTTTTGTTTTTCTTCCTCCACCAAGTATTCTAGATGATAGATTCGCATCTAGCAAACGATTGTCATTAGAAACTGGGTAATAAGCTTCTTTCGGCACACCTGCTAAAACATCCCCCCCAGACATCTTGATGGCGCCACATCCGCCGCCGCCATTCATTAATGGGGCGGGGGCAGCATTATTGCACCCACATCCACCACGCATTCTTCGTTTCGTGCTTTTATTGCGACGTCGCTTAATCGTTTTTTGCGACTTGCGGCTTTTAATAATTTTCGGCATTCTCGTGTATATATTTAACGCATAAAAAAACGAACCAAAATTATATAATATAAATGCATTGCAACCTTTTTATTCAATATCAACGTGAGTAAGCATATGGCGACGACAGCATACATTATGCAGCCCTAAATTATCAAGCACTTCTCCCTCGGGCGTTTTCTCCACATTTGTTTTAGTTAAATACACCACCTTATCTACGGACATTCCCTTGCTAGACTTAATGCGCCTAACCTCCATTTGAAAATATCTATATTTATCTGCTAATACTCCCCCGCAAGTAAAACACTTAATCGGGATAATCATTGTAACTTATTTAGTCTATATAAAACTACTATTTATTTTATCAGAACATACGAACGAGATAATTCAATTTTTTATTACAATGAATCTAGGGATAAAATGTGCATAATATATAAAAGCATGAAGGCGTTTACGTGGATACTCGTTGGAATATCTATAATTTTCTTATTATGCATACCGTGCTTGAGCCAACCAACATTTGAAAATATGGACAATGCTGATGCAGTAAAAATTGCAAATGAATATGTTGCAAACTTGACTAAGCAGCGCGACAGTGCATTGAAAAATGCTGCCGACGCACAAGTTAAAGTGGATGAGGCGAAAGTTCGGCTAGCCGATGCACAAAAAGTGCTGGACGCTACTAAAAAACCAAAAGACCGACAACCGAAGATTGACTTGGTGCAATCTATTACTGCTGAACTTGCTAAATATGAAAAATCGGTTGTAACTTATAAAAACGACGCAGACAAGTTTAGTTCACTCATGATTGAAAGTCAGACCGCTGCGGACAATTTAAAAAAACAAGGAGCTGCTGCTCCTCCCGCAGACCAAACTCCCCCTGCCGCATCAGCAGCAGGTGTAGCATTTGTTGCTGGACCTGACGGCAAAATGGTTGAATTAAAACCTACTGGCGATTTGAAGGCTGGACCAACGTACTATGAACCAGGTACTTACAAATTCGGCTCTTCCACATATGTTCCTAGCTATGAAGACAGCGTGTATTTGAGCAAAACCACTGGTCAATCAAGCACATCGAGCTACTTAGACCCAGCGACAATGATGGGCGGCGCTTGTTCTTATTACAAAGACCAGCCTGAGAAACTAGAAGAGATGTGTTTAGCAGTTGATAAGAATAATTGCGGCGCAATGTCGTGCTGTGTTTTATTGGGTGGGTCAAAATGCGTCAGCGGAGATGTAGGCGGACCCCGAAATAAACTCAATTACGGCGATATAACTTTGCGCGATAAGGACTATTATTACCATGATGGCAAATGCTATGGCAATTGCAAACCATAATAATGCGACAATTGTTTACTATGACCTGATAGTAAACAACTTTAAATAAAAAATCGCCCGTTACAACAATTTGTACCCAACGGTCGTTTTCGTTTTTTTCGGAGCCTTCGTAGCAGCCTTATCATTATTCGGCGAATGAATCTTGTCGTGACATTTCTCGCAAACCGTCAGCAAATTAGCTGGATGATTTTTGTGAATGCCGCCGATAAATCCGTTTTTGTCGGCATCTTTTTGCTGTTGCAAATGGTGCGTTTCCTCGCCAATATGATTGTTGCACATTTCACATTTGCCACGCACCTTGCGACGATTATATACAGACGGTTCGTTCGATAACTCGCCGCGATTTTCAGGATAATATTTATTCCGAATAGCATAAGCGGTTTCCAAGAACTCTTGACCAAGATGCAGCGATTTGCAAACCTCCAAACCATATATGCGAGGTCCAGAACCGTTTTTCAACAAACGGTTATAAACCAAACAATCTAATTCTCGGTTGTATGTAACTTCCATATGTTTTAATCCCAACTTGGGCATTTCAGTCACTTCGCTGTACTCTGTCACCTCGTGAAAGTGGGTAGCAAAGATGTAAGAGCATTTCTTCTTGTTTAATTCCATTAATCCAGCTACAAAGATGCTTAGTGCGGACTCCATTTCGGTACCTGAACATAGTTCGTCTCCCAATACCAAACTATTCTCGTCCGACATTTTTAATATGATACGCAATTCAGACATTTCAACCGCGAACGTGGACAAACCTTTGAATATATTGTCATTCCCGAGAATGCGCGAGAAAATCGCAGTGTAGGGTTTATATACAAATTGCGAACACGGCACATATAGACCAGACTGAGCCATAATAACCGAAATGCCCAATGCGCGTATAAAACTTGTCTTGCCGACAGCATTTGTTCCATATAGCAAAAATCCGTTAATATCATCGTCCATACCAATGGAAACGTCATTCGCCACATACAATTCGTTCTGTTGAATATGCTCAATTAAACAATGGCGCAACCCATTCGCTGATACATATGATTTACTTGCATAACTATCTATTGTTGGAATACAGTAATTGTGCTGTTTGGCAATATGTGCTTTGCAAATAATAACATCAAGTTTCGCAACATACTTTGAAACGTGTTCTAGTTCAATAAACAACTCCGACACGAACTTGGCAATAATATCCAAATAAACCTTCGCAATCGCGCCGTTTAGCTCGTCTTTGCTATTTAGAATATCACGCGAAAGATTTATAAGACGATCTGACTCAATAGTAGTGATAGAACTAGACGTCTTTACAAACCTAATGTCTGATATACTAACCGTGGGAAGACTGTTTTCTTGTTTCGTCATATACATTTTCAGAGATGTCGCTCTTTTTGTAGTTATTTGTAACGATACGCCCGATTTTTCGGTCTCATGAACCTTAACATATTCGGTGTCACTGGATTTTTCGTTTTTTTGCATTAAACCATTCATATATTCACGTATCTCTTCAAACTCTGCAATAGACGATTTATGCTTACACAAAATGGCATCAATATCCGATGAAATTCCAGGCGCAATGATGTTATTTGGAAATACAGTCATAGACGTCGTGGTCGCGCAAATATCTAATATTAGATTTCTGCGAAGAAAATCGGTTATCTTCGTGCATATCTCATTCACATATGCAAAGCTTTGCCCAACGTCTTGTTTTTCAAAGAAATCCGAGCACAAATATTGACATATTTCTGGATTTTCATATAAACACATATTTAGCTGCTGAATGATATTCACGCTATCATGTAAATGATACAGACTGCTTGGATATATTTTATTAGAAACCAATTGGCGACATAGTTTTTCGGTATCACGCACTTTGCCCAATAACTTTCGAAATGCATCAATGTAGTGGCTTTGCTCATCTACCAAGAACATTGCCGTCATAATATATTCGGAATTTAACCACTCCTCGTTAAATGTGGGGTTTGTTAGTTGATACTGGAACTTACGTCTACCCATCGGCGTGCAACACTTATTTAATAGTGACATAACAGAAGAAACGTTTCCATATTGTTTGCTGCTGGTAATCGCGTCGTCGATGATATTCAATTGACTAAGTGTGTGGTTTGCCAAAATCATACGAGTTGATGTATTATCAAAATCTGGTATAGAAATGCGTTTTACTAGATTTGGGTTATGTTCTTGAATAAAATTCAACAAATAACAGAATGACTGTGTCGCAATGGTATCGCGTTGAAATTCCGTGCAAATATTATAAGTTTCTTCCGTATAAAAAGCGGAAATAAGTTGTTTTATATATGTTTGTTCAGAACATCGTTTCAGTTTCTTTGCCTGCGCCTTGTCATCGGTTTTCTTTGTGCATATTTGATGAACTGCTCCCGTTTTTATGCCAGAATATTGCAGTATCCGATGCAAGTCGTCTCCCTCAAATGGAGATATTAGAATAAGTTCGCTCGGCGAATAGACGGATAAATAACGATCTAATTCATCAAACGTTGTTGTATTCATAAAAAACGGAGCTTCGTATTGAAATATGGACGATTTCCCTGTAAATATATTCACTACGGAGACCCCATATACAATACTTTCGCGCGTATTTGACTGCATAACTGGCGAAGTCTTACCGAATGGTTTATGCAATTCCATCCAAATACACATAATATTGTTAGTCATAGTAGACTGTGCATCGGTTTCGCACGAAATGATGGTTCCAGGCGAGTATACTTGGTCAAATGCGCGTTTCACTGTCTTGCCGACCTTCTCTTGTATAAATACAGGAAGAGTATATCCAAATTCAACTAATTTCGCTACGTATTTGTCAATTGTGTAATCGCGAAACCCCGCCATTAATATTTGGGAATTGTCGTAACTGGATTTCTTTTCAGAAACATTTAATTGACAAATCTCCGACAGCTCCATAATGGAACTGCCGTATACATCGCCCGTTGTCGGGCGTTTTAGTCCATATACTTCAAAGAATGCGCCGACTTGCATAAGCAATATTGTCTTTGCTCCATATTTTGTCTTATATTCTTGCGTTAATCTAAAATATTCTTCATATATGCCTTGTTCCACTGGCTGCACTGTTGTCATTGTTGTACTACCTTATCTCGATGCGTTATTTCTATATCCGTTCCAGATAATATTTATGCAGCGGGGGATAACGACTGTGCGATCTCATTGAGAGCATAAATAACTAGCCGAGAATTTCGCCCAGTTTGTAATGCATATCTGACATAATACATACGATTTAATAAGTATATTTTATTGTTAATTGCCCTGTCATCAATCATCTTCAAATTTGATATAATTTCATCAACTGTATATATCAAGGTTCTCATTGGACGTTTTATATTTATCATATTGATTAGCGTATAAATCAGATTCACAATTCGTTTTATATTTTCGGTTGCGTCATATGGTGGAATAGGAACAGGAACTGGGGTCGGTGTGGGAGTTGGAATTGGAATAGGAACAGGAACAGGAACAGGAACAGGAACAGGGGTCGGTGTGGGAATTGGAACAGGAACAGGGGTCGGCGTCGGAATCGGCGTAGGATAGGGGATCGGCGTAGGCTGCGGAATAATGCCATTCGGTGGACTTACGTTCTGTTGGAATTGTCCAATGATATTGCCTGGCGGCGCAGTATTCATCGTTATATCCACAACCTTCGTATCATTGTTGAATGAATATCCCATACCAAAGGAGGTAGTTGACTTCCAAACCAAGCATGTAAAGTGTCCCGTACTGGGCGAATAACCAGGATAATTAAAATTGTATAACTTAATTTCATCATACCATAGGTCAATGCTTTTCTTGATAAGCGTCATCATTTCGTTTGGGTAACCCTGAAAATATGCAAGGTTCTCCCCATAACCTTCTTTATTGCTATGTTGAAACAGATTATGTGTGACTAGGTATAAAGAATATTCTTGTGCAAACGCCGATATGGTGTCGTCCCATAAAAGCGGCGGCGAATTGTGCTTTGCCCGATAAGCATTTACATAATTGGTTAGTTCGATTTTTTGTGCGTATGTGAATACTGCTTGGTCTACTGACATACCAGATATAATAATCGTTACATTATTATATCCTAAATAATTTTAATTGTGTTTTGACACCAGTCGTGCAGTTGCTTTTGTAAATACATTATTAAATCAGCATTTCAGTAGTGTAACTTACAACGTATAAATTGCAAAATTGAACTTTTCCCGTTAGAATTAACCAATGCAAATAATCACAATGCAAAACGTTTTAGTTATGTGTCAAGTTAATCACCCAGTAGTAAATGGACTGCTGATACAAAAGGCGGCGGCAATATTGAGCACAGACCCACAAAATATCTCACTTTCATATTTATCGGAGGTGAACAATCAGTCCGCAAGAAATGAAGACGGCGAATACTTTCCAGTGGATTTTAGCATGACTTTCTGCGACAATGACACTACCCGCAGTTTCGTGCAATACCACTTGTCTTGGTACTCTCTTGTCATATTAAATACAAGCCCTGCGCCATATGGGCCGAACCTATTTAACTCAAATGTTCTGCAATATCTTACGCAGATTTTGACGCCTGGCGGATTTCTAGCATTTACATATGTCCAAACCTGCGGACAAGAAACTGCACAAGGATTATCCAAGGCAAGCGATCTTATCGGACTAAGATGGAACACTAATATAAAATATGATTATTTTCAGCGAACACAAGAAAATAACAATTTGCTATGGCGTAGCGTGCTCTTGACCACATAAAATTGATTGATAACTTAATTTGTTCTATCCAAGTAAATATAATAATGCTATATGTAAATGGCACCAACAAATGACGAGGATTACGGACAGTTCATATACCTAGATATAGAAGATTACATCGATGAATATGATGGCAATAATCGTGCGATATACTGCAAAATAGGTAAAAAAAATTACAAGCATTCTAGATATGTGGATAATTCAAGATGTCTGGAAGATTACGACAATAAATATTGGCTAGACAATGTCAAAATAAACGCCATTGGACTACTTGTAGTAGGCATCACCATATATATGATACTCTAATGCGCTAATGTCTTAGTGTTCCTTGTCTCCGTTTACAAAATTATACAATAAATTATCTGCATTGTGGTTTTGAACGTCCCCGCATATAAGCATTGTGCTCTCATACATCTTACGCAACACATCGTTGGGAGTAGTGCATCCAACTCGTATTAACCCACGTTGTATGAGATGTTTTTTTACGTCTTGAATAGATGTCTGTTTCAATAATTGTGTTTTAGTCGTAGTATTATTCCGTATTGTTTTATTTGAAACCAATACGGCAATTCTAGGTAACACCTTTGATCGTCCAATCTTATATGTTCGGCGCACAGTTTTTCGCTGCATCATACGTTTTGGGCGATATTTATTCTTTATGTTATTGAGTATGGCGTCTGACTGTTTTAACTCTGACATTCGTTTTAACCCATCCGCTATTTTCGCATCAATTATACTAGCATTTGACCGAATGTCGGCTTGGGGTGCAGGCGGAATGCCAATTATTCCGTTTTGCGGGGCACTATTTGCCAACATAGAGGATATGGCTGGCGTAGTTAATCCTATATTAGATATTATATTGGGTTGAGGTTGACCGTAGTTCATAGACGAAATCGGATTACCAATATGAATGATTGGTTGATTCTTTGCCGTTCTCATAAATGTCTTATATGTCGGCAATTGACCATTCTTCATACAGCCATATTTAGGGGGCGCAATATGGGCAACATTGCTGTTTGTTGCTGCTGGCGAATACATATTACTTGTTGCAGGCGCTTGAATTGTATGCATAGACGGATGATGTTTAATGGTAGCATTGTGTCCATTATGTGATTTCTCCTGTTTTTCCTTCAAATTGTTCAAATATTCCTTTGCTTTTTCTAGCTCGGTATTCATTTCTGTTATCTCTGGCACTTTCGCCTCAGCTGCGGCACTGGCAATGCTAATTTTATCTTTACTGGTACCAAACAATTTGTTATATCGATCTTCTTGTTGTTGTCGTATCATTTTCAACAACGTCCGTTTTTTTAACGTATCTACTTTTGGTTTACTCGTGGGAGCTTTTATTTTTATGCCAGGCGCATTTTGAGTTTTATCGGCAGGTTTCTTTTTACGGGTTGCATTAAAATTAAAATCCGAAACATTTATTTTAATTTGTTTGTGTTCACTCATTTGATATATTAGAGAAAGGAAAAAAAACAGGTAATGTAACCAATACACTAAAATGCCTACACATACAACCCAAAACTAACGGTCTCCTCTTGTTTCTTATTTGCGACAAACTGTTTATATCCCGCGTTTAAATCATTCATATTAATGCACTTTTTCGTTGCCGTTACATTTCCATATATTCGCCGTCCGTGCGCAATCTTGATATATGTAATCATTGCTTCTATGTCACGTCCATAACTACTAAAACTCTTCTTCTTATCATTAAACCATTTTTCTGTCAAAGCCACGTCCTCGTCCAATGTCCATTCTTGATCTGCCACCATTTTGTGCATTATTTTTACAAGTTCTTGCATCGTATATGGCTGCATTGTAAATCTCCATATAAATCGCGATGATAAACCTGGATTTGCAGGAAAAAATGCATCGTTCAGTTCTTTCTCATATCCAGCAATGATAACCATCAAATCATCCTTGTGTTCGCTAAGCGCTTCACATAAAATATCAATACATTCTTTCGAAAAACTATCACTTTTGTCAGATGATGCCAATGAATACGCTTCGTCTATGAATAACACTCCACCCAAACAGTCAGTAATAACTTGTTTTGTCTTAATCGCGGTTTGTCCAAGATACCCCGCAATTAAATCGTTGCGGGTCACCTTCTTAAATGTATTCTTCTTTAAAATACCGACCTTTGAATACATTCTTCCGATTATCCTTGCGACTTCGGTTTTTCCTGTTCCAGGCGGACCACATATAACCGTATGTTTGAAATCGCTTACGTTTTTTCCGACGTGCAATTTTTGTATAAAATACAATAATTGATTCACGATTGACTGTTTCAGTGTATCCATGCCAATCATGTCATTCAATTGACCTAGTTCGAGTTTAATTTTATGCAACGTCTCCAAATCAATGTTGTACTGCGTATTTGAACAATATGGATGCTTGTCTGTTATTTCAAGCAAATCGCTAATAGAATTCACCGAAATGTCTATGTGACACGTTGATGTAATTGTTGGCGAAGGACTCGCGCATAATGGTTCTGGTACAGACGCTTCAAATAATGTCGGATTCAGCTTTATTTCCGACTGCGCTTTCCACAATGAATATTGCGAGGGTGGCGGAGATAACAAGTCAACTGGTTGAAAATACAAATGCCATAGATGATAATCCAAATCTGGAAGACAAAAAGGGTCTTGTCCATATTGAAATACTGGCGGCGGATATGGAATATGACTTGTGATTAATGGCGGCAATGCTGTTGGTAGATGTGTTTTATTTGGTGACGCAACTGCACGCTCGTCCAATAGTTTCACTAACTTTTTATATTTTGACATGGGATAACTACTACATCGGCTAATTTTTATACCGTTTTTTAATTGAACATAATGCCAATCATTCTCAAAAAATTGAAAATGTCAGAATGTCAGAATAGTAATACAAATAGATTGTTAAAATGAGTTATGAAATGAAATCAGCAAACGTAGGCGGACTGTACGGAGACATGAGTGACGATGGTATGGAGAAATTCGCAAAGTCTGTGGGCAAACTCAATCCGACTTATTCGGACAATGAGATTGCACAAGAAATTGAGAAAATTATTCAGATGGAGAAGACAGTGCAATCGTGCATTGACGAGAACATCTCCAAATTGACCGCAGAAGAAACAAAATTGCTAGACCACTTGGGTAACTACACCGAAGAACCGTTTGACATCATAGAAACATACTTTGATGGAAAGCATCTTGACCGTTTGGTTCGTCATCAGATTGAATCTTACAACCACTTCGTCAATTACCAAATTCAGCGAACTATACAAATGTTCAATCCTGTTACGATTCACTCGGAAAACGATTATGTGGCGGAAAAGGACAAGTATTTCTTAGAAATATTCATATCATTTGTAAACTTCAAGTTGTATCCTCCCCAAATTCACGAAAATAATGGGGCAACAAAGACTATGCTTCCACAAGAAGCAAAGACGCGTAACTTTACATATGCGTCAACGATGACCGTAGATATCAATATACAATACGTCATTCGCACAACCGATTGCATGGATACACCACGCATTATTGAGAAGACATTGCCCAAAATCAATATTGGCAAATTGCCGATTATGTTAAAGTCCTCGGTATGCGTATTGACCCAGAATCCGCATCTCAGTCACGAATATACTGGCGAATGTTCAATGGATTGCGGCGGATACTTTATTATCAAGGGCTCCGAGAAAACAGTTCTTGGTCAAGAACGCGCGGCGGAAAACCGCATTTACTGCTTTGATGGCAAAAATACTACCAAATGGTCTTGGTATGCAGAAATCAAATCGGTGCCCGACTTCAAGTGCATCTCTCCCAAGCAAATTGAAATGATGCTTTCAAATAAAAATAATGGGTTTGGATATGGTATATATGTAAATGTCCCCCGCATTAAACAGCCGATTGAATTATTCACGCTGTTTCGTGCTCTTGGTGTAATCAGCGATAGGGAAATATGCAGTTACATATTGTTAAATAACGATGCAGGAAATCAAGGCATTCAAACGACACATCTACAAGCGTCCGCGATCGACGGAAATAAATATATGACCCAACAAGATGCATTCAATCACATTGCCACATATGTCGCTTATACTCCCATCAATATGGACAAAGAAACAGGACAACGTAAAAAGCGAGAATTTGCAGCGGATGTGCTAGACCACGACCTATTTCCGCATTGCAAGACATTACAACAAAAATTATACCTCATCGGATACATGGCGCACAAGCTCATTCAGACCAGCTTGGGATACATTCCGCCATCTGACCGTGATTCCTATGTCAACAAACGCATTGAATTAACGGGCACGCTGCTGAACAATCTATTTCGCAACTACTTCAACAAACTGGTTAAGGAAATGCAGAAGCATATTGTGCGTGAAATTAACAGCGGGTCTTGGCGGTCTACCGAAGATTATGCCAACATTATCAACAACATTAATATTTACAAGATAATGAAATCAACGACGATTGAAAATGGACTGAATCGTGCGTTATCTACTGGCGATTTCAGTATCAAACAATCCAACACGAGCAAGGTCGGCGTTGCACAGGTATTGAATCGGCTGACGTATGTGTCCAGTTTAAGCCATCTTCGACGAATCAATACTCCACTGGAGAAAAGCGGCGAATTAATCGCGCCCCGAAAATTACACAATACTACGTGGGGGTTTCTATGTCCCGCGGAAACGCCAGAGGGACAATCAATTGGTGTTGTCAAAAATATTAGTTATATGGGGCACATTACTATTCCGACAAACAGTTCATCGTTGTACGAATACGTCGGCCCACACATTTTAGCAGTAGACGACGCAAAGCCCGACGAATTGTTTGGCAAGGTAAAGGTGTTTATAAATGGATGCTGGGTTGGGGTTGCCAAATCGCCCATCGCATTCTATCAGAATATGGTTGATAAGAAATACCAAGGCATTATCAACATTTACACCTCTATCATATTTAACTACAATGCGTTGGAGATTCGCATTTGCAACGACGGCGGTCGACTTACCCGTCCAGTATTGCGTGTGCGCGATAACAAGGCGCTTATCACATCCGATATTATTAAACAGCTTTCCAACAAGGAACTTACGTGGAATGACTTGCTCACGAATTGCAAGTTGTCTGAATCGGTCATTGAATACATCGACCCCGAGGAACAGAACTATGCGATGATTGCTATGAAATGCAAAAGTTCGTACATTCAAGACATCAAGGCGCATTTTAAATATACACATTGCGAAATTCATCCCAGCACTATATTCGGCGTTCTTGCGTCCTGCGTTCCCTTCCCCGAGCACAATCAGGCGCCTAGAAATACGTATCAATGTGCTATGGGCAAACAGGCGATTGGTGTATATGCAACCAACTATGACCAGCGAATGGACAAGACTGCGTATGTATTGAATTACCCGACACGTCCGCTGGTAGAAACGAGGTTGATGAACTTGATCCATCTAAACAAAATTCCGTCTGGCACACAAATCCACGTCGCAATTATGACCCACACGGGGTATAATCAAGAGGATAGTGTGCTCATCAATAAGGGGTCTATTGACAGAGGGCTGTTTCTCGCGACGATTTACCACACGGAAAAGGACGAAGACAAGAATATTATTCGTGATGAAATTATCAGATGTCGTCCAGACCCGACCAAGACCCGTGGTGTCAAGTTTGGCAACTACAATAAACTAAATGCTGCTGGATTTATTCCCGAGAATGAACTGGTGGAAAATCGCGATGTAATTATTGCCAAGATCGTGCCAATCAAAGAAAACCGAAATGACCCCACGAAGACCATTAAGTATGACGATCAAAGTAAGACATTTCGCACAAATGAAGACACGTACATTGATAAAAATTATACTGGCAGAAACGGCGATGGTTATAATTTCGCCAAGGTTCGCGTGAGAACTCTCCGCAAACCCATATTTGGTGACAAGTTCAGCTCACGCCATGGGCAAAAGGGTACTGTTGGTAATATTATTCCTGAATGCGATATGCCGTTCACCAAGGACGGACATCGTCCAGACATTATTATCAATCCTCACGCTATTCCGTCTCGTATGACAATTGCACAGCTGAAAGAAACGCTGTTGGGAAAGGTGCTCATTGAACTTGGACTGTTTGGTGATGGAACTAGTTTTGGAAATATGGATATTCAAACTATTTCGAAGGAACTGCAAAAGATCGGGTACGAAAGTTACGGCAATGAAATTCTGTACAATGGATTAACGGGCGAACAACTAGAAACCAGTGTATTTATTGGTCCTGTCTTCTATCAGCGGTTAAAGCATATGGTAAGTGACAAGCAACATAGCAGGTCTATTGGTCCGATGGTAAATCTGACCCGACAACCAGCCGAAGGAAGAAGTCGCGATGGCGGTTTCAGAATAGGTGAAATGGAGCGTGATGTTATGATTGCTCACGGAATGACGAGGTTCTGTCGTGAAAGAATGTATGATGTTTCAGATAAATATAGCGTGCACGTATGTAAAACGTGCGGCATGATTGCGTCATACAACGATGGAAATAAAAGTCGGCTGTATGAAAGTGCGGATTTCACTATTCATATTTGCAAGAATTGCGACAATAAGACCGAGTTCGCCAAGGTTGAAATACCCTATGCATATAAACTAATGGCGCAAGAATTGCAAACCATTAATGTAGTGCCCAGACTGATTACGGAATAACATTGCAAACGTTATATATTAATTGGTGAATATTCGATGGGCGGGGCTTATATATTTTTTATTGGTTTGTGTTCAAAATGGGCGGGCATTTGTATGTGTATAGTACAATAAACATTTAGTTACAATAAAATAATGGAACCAGAATTACCTAGTGTAGCAGATAATACAAATATAAACGATGCCAGACAACCTGGCGATTTCAAATCAGTATCCTTCTCCAATTACAAACAAACAGCGGTTCGTAGTAAACTTATTGAAAGCATGATTAACGGGAAAGTCGAGCCAGCTTGCCATTGGTGCTGCGAATTAATATGTGCAGGACATTTTATGGACATATGGGAGATTATACTCCATTTTGTGGGAAAACATATTCATATTGGCAATCCAAAAATCGTGATTTATTTGGAAAAACGGTTTGACTTGTTTCGCAACATAATGGAACAAGGCAACTTTACATACGAAATGCAATTGCGTAATCACCCCACCATACGTGAATTGTTCTCCGAATTAATTTGCACGTTATCTACGTCCAATCGCAAAAATAGTTTTGAAACAATCAAAATAAATCGCGAAGAAGAATTTGATATGACGCAAATGACCGACAGATTGAAGGCTCCGAACATTCATTATGCCGAACGTATTATGAAAGAAGACGATCCGAAAGAACTCTACATCGCAATAAACGAGTTTGCGTATCATTTATCGGCAGATAGTCATAGCATATTCAATGCGTGTTATTGGATTGAATGGATGATAGAATTTGAAGTGATTTGCAAGAAACGAAAACAACAATCCAAGTGCCAAACGCGCACATATGTTCCTGTTGAAAATAAATACAAAAATGATATTATCTGGATTTTGTGGGACGCTATCTTTAATAAATGCGATACATTAAATAATCCGTATATCCATCAGTTGTTAACATCTCTTCGGAATATTTTTTGCATCAAATATTCAGCTGGGACCGCTAAAAAAAGGAGGTACCTTATATATTTTGCAGTAACGTTGGTTATTGACCACGTGCCAACCAATATACCGCTTATGCCAAACAAGCCACTTATTACAACGGCGGTTAGTCAAATCAATTTGATATATAAACAAATTAAGAAGAATGAGCAAAAACCAAGCACGGACTATTTGTTCAAAAACTTGGAAAAAGAAGTTGCTTTTGAAAAATCACTCCGCAAAATGGAATTAGTGAATTCAATTGATATAACACATAAATAATTCTCGCGATATGATATAGAGGTTATGTCCAAACAAACTGGGGGCAAAGTAATTGGACAAGGCACCTATGGGTGTGTGCACAAGCCACAAATGGAATGTAAACGTTCGCAACCAACTGCGGATGCTGTATCTAAATTGATGTCAATGTCAAACGCTACCAGCGAACTGAGCGAGTTTGCCGAGATTGCTAGCGCAGATAGAAAACAAACTATGCATTTAGGAACTCCAACGATTTGCAATATTGCTGATACCGATGCAAATAGACAAGCCGCAAAGGATTGCGAAAATGATAAATTTGATTCTACTACATTAGATAAATATGCATTATTAGTTATGAAAGATGGTGGTCAAAACCTACAACAATTCGCTGATGACGTTTATGCAAATTGGGCTACTACCCCAGCAAACACGAAAAAGATAGAATTATTCTGGTTAGAGGTTTCGCGATTATTTTACGGATTGAAAGTGTTTCACGACCACGGATTAGTTCATCATGACTTGAAGCCGCAAAATGTGGTATACAATCAAACTACAAACCGATTAAACTTTATTGATTTTGGATTTATCACTCGCAAAGTAGACGTTATGAACATGGCAAAATCGTCGCAGTATTGGTCTACCGTACCACACTGGTCATTCCCTTGGGAAAACCCATATTTGAATAAAACCGCATATACAACGCTAGTCGATAAAAATGCCAAAAATAACACTAAATTTTACGCGGATCTGGTAAAAAACATCTGGTCCAGGTATGGTGTATTTTTTGCACACGTTATGCCTGTCGGCACATCTGATAGCTGGACAAAGTCAGCGACTGATATGATTAATTCGTATATTGCTATGATAACTGAATGCGAACATGCCAACTATAATGCATTTCTAGAAAAGTCGGTTGATACCACGGACAGTTACGGCATTGGCATGGCGTTGTTGTATGTATTAAACCGATCTGGCAAATTTATGGATGACGATTTGTTTGTTAAATTGGGGGCGCTATTTATTAATATGATAACTCCTGCTGTAAACGTTCGTCTTGATGTTAATAATTTGGCATTGCAATACGAAACCATTATGCGTGAAAGTGGACTATTGACAAAACACGGCAAACAATATACTAACAATCTTCTTGTTGACGGTGCTCAAATTTCTGCACTAATTTTAAAATTAACTGAAAAGATTGTCCTCACTGATAATTCGCCTACCCAATCACAACTTACGGACGAAGCATTATCATTTTCGCCAATTTGTCCAACTGGAAAGGAGTATAAATCGTCTACGAAACGCTGTGTAAAACAATGCAAACCTGGATATAAACGTAGCGTCAAGTTCCGATGCGTCAAAGATGCTCAGACTGCTGATTATCCACCTTGTCCCGCAGGAAAAGAGCGCAATCCATTTACCAGACGATGTGTTAAACGCTGCAAATCAGGATTTTTACGTGACACAACTTATAAATGTCGCAGGGCGGGCAACCCATTTGACGACTAAATTACAATATGATTTATGCTATTTATGCAAATTATATTGTTTATGCAATTGCAGTCCCCTGTTTAGAATGCACCAAATGCACTGCCTACCAAACTATTCGCCGCCATTGGTCCCGCATTTCCAAAATCATCCCCTCCATTCGGGCGCATCATGTGGTCATAACCGCCCGAATCCTGTCTAGATGTTACTGTGGGTGCTGGTGGGAAAACTCCGCTCTGCACGTGGCTATTGTCTAAATGGTCCGCCTGACTGGGAGAATGCATGGGCTCGCGAGTGACACGAACGCCCTGCTTTACTGCTCCCTTCTTGTCATTGCTAGATGTGCCGTTCCAAAGTTCAACTAAACGGTCAAACATGATGTTCACCTTTAATCCGAGCTTGGTCTGTATGCTGAGTACGATTATCAAGAATGCCAATACAACGTTCGTCGCATTTAAGCTTTCGTATTTAAATCCACTGTATGTGGGGAAATACGTGATTATTCTGTGAATGATTATTACGCCACAGAACATTATCGTCAATTGAATGAATATTTCTGCTAAAAGTTCTAAACTTGACTTTTCAGGGTCCGCCTCGGGAATAAATCGCTGGATTGCCTTATTTAATGCAACCACCGGCACTACACCCATAAATGCATATTGAATTACGTTTAATATTTCCGCCTGTCCTTCTTCGGTGGTTAAGAAAACGTGCGATAAAAATGTCTTCTTTGCGCCGCCCATTCCGGCC